GAGTATTTTGTATATGCCATGATTTTCCTTGATTATAGCTATTTGTTTGATTATTGTGGCTGTTCGTCTGCTTCTACAGCCTTAATAACTTGCTGCAATTCCGTAAAGGCTAGTCCTACTTTTTTCCTGTCTTTTCCTGCTTTTGCAATATTCTCTAACGCCATAACACCGTCTGGGCTAGTCATTGCCTTAGCAATATTTTTATAGTCACGAGCAAAGAAAATAGATTGATACATATTGCCAATTACAGATAATGGCTGTTTAAGGGTTTGAGTTACTGCGCCTGTGCTTGCCTCTGCTAACATACCCTTTTCTGCGGTAGGAGAGCCAGCAGGGAGTCTGCGGCCTTGAGCATCCAATATACGCAGCATATTATTTAAGCCTTTAGCTGCTTCTTTGCCTTTATCTCCATATATCTCTACAAACGCTGCCTCTAAGTTAGCCCGTTGAGTTGTGTTTCTAGCGATTGTATCTGCAAATCGTGGGCCAACTGTGCCAGCCTGGGTAGTGGCTGCTCGTTGAACATTCTCTAAAGATGAGCGCATATACTGGTTTAAGAACTCTTTTGGTAGTCCTGGATCAGTCTTAGCTAATGCTCGTACTGCCTTAGTAACCTTATCAGGGGTTAAGTTGATCTCTGCTGCCTTAGTAGCAAATAACTCACCAAACTGCTGAGGAACTTCTGATGTTTTAGCAATAGCAGGAATAGGCGTTTCTGTTAATGGGCCAACAATACGCTCTCTTGCTGCTTGATAATCTGCTCTAGCTGCGGCATAGGCTGGAACTTGAATGTCTGCTTTTTCAAGCAAATTTCGTCTAGCGTTATCGTAAACACGCATTTCATTGGTAACTTTTCCAATGTTTTGCCCAGCCAATAAATCATATTTATCTTGCAAATATGATCGCATAGATTCAATACGGGCAATTGAGTTATCTGGAAAGCCTTTTAGCAAATCTTGATAAACAGGCGTTGTGTCCACCGCCTTACTTGCTTCTGCAATAACAGCACTTTCACGCTCTAAGTTAGTCATCCAAGACATCGGAATTTTTTTAGCTTTAATAGCTTCATAGGCTGGGCCAGCCTCTTTTACTAGCTGTTTATTTAAAGCTGTTTGCTCTGCTAGTGCCGCCTTTTGCATTTCTGTGCCAAGCTGTGCCCTAGTTGTCTGTGGAAACTGCTCTTGTAGCGTTCTTTGGGTAGCTGCACCACGCTCTGCCATAAATTCAGCCATTTGTGGGGCTGATGCAGGCACTCCCTCTACTTGGCGCTGTAATGCTGGTAATGTTGTTCTGCCGCCTGCGGCTTGTTGCATAGCCTCAAACGAAGTTACTGGCATACCGGCTCTGAAAGACTGCTGTTGCAGTTGTGATGCTGCTTGTATTTGTGCTGGAGTCATGCGTTGTGTAGACTCGGTATACATACGCTCTAAAGGCGATTTAACAGCAAACGGTGCAAAAGCTACTGGTGCGGCAATACTACCAAAAGCACGAGCATATGGCTCTAAAGGTGTACCTTGAAACGGAATAGCAAGCGCTTCTTCACCGCCAGCAGATAGCAAGGATGGAATCATTGCGCCTGGGACTGGGGCTGATGCAATATTTCGTACAGCCGTTTGAGCAAGCTTTCCTGCGCCTGACTCTGCCCGTTGCAATGGGATATATTCGCCAACTGCTCTAGTAATGTCTGCTGGGGTAGGCGCTGAAACTACTGGTCTACCAGCAGCAACCTGCTCAGGCGTATAACCTAAACCCCGACCAATTAGTTCTGCGCCAGACTGTACGCCTTCCATGACCATGCCTGGCAAGCCTAAAAGTGCAGATGCGCCTTGCACAATAGGAAGGTTAATTTTTGCCATTGTAGTATCAACAACACCACGATCTGCAAACGGTTTTACGCTTGTATCACGCTTTAGCCCTTCTGAGGATAATCTTTTATCAATGTCGGCTAACGATGTACCAATAGCAAAATCAGCCTCAGTACCATCCGTTAGTTTTACTACTTTCCGTTCAGCCATGTCTATTCCTATTAGAAAGTTCTGCGTAAAGGTTTAGCTATACTAGGCTTACCAGCACCAGATGATTTTGCTACTTCCTCAATCTTTTTTTGGTCAATTACTGGGCCAAGCGAGTTGTCGTATTCAGCAATTGCAACATCAGAATATTTGCCAGCTTTATACAGCTCACGAGCTTTATCAGACAATAAAGCATTTCGTTTTGCAAACGCTTCTGCGCCAATTACCATTAGTTCTCGACCTTGTTCGCTGTTTGATAACGATGGGAAAGCGCTTAGGTATGCTTTAAATTCAATATCTGATGTCGAACCTGATCCTGGCTGCCTTACACCAACCGCACCACGCACAGCAAGGGAGTTTGCCAAATCATTTGCTGTAACTTGCTCATTTGAAAAGCCTAAGTTTTTAGCTAGTTCTGTACCAATTTTAACTACCTCACCACCGCTTTTACCTTTTAACAAAAGATTTACTGCTCCTGCGTTTTGTGCAAAAGTTCTTGCTGATGATGCGGCAGATGAGAATTCTCCTACCCGATCTTTATCTATTTCATTTAAACCTTTTTCGCTTAAATTGACTACATTCGTTGTGGATGGAGTAGATAATTGCTTGAACTGTTTAAATGCAGCCTGTTGCTCTGGCGTCATATTTTGGAAAGCCTCAAAAACCTTTAATCCTTCTGGGCGAGCATCTGTTTTAACCATTAACTTAGCAGCTTCTACAGGATCAACAATGGAGATAGCCTGCACTAATTTATTAAAATCTACCGTTTTTGCTGTTGGCAAGTTTCCACGCAATGCGCTTACCGTTTCTGCGGCAGCCATATCGCCACCAAACTCAGGGCGAGAAAGCAAGTCTAACTGTGATCCAGCTCCAGTAGCCATAGGAATAGCTTGTGGCTGCATGGTTGTTGCGCTAGCCATAGCCTGCTCAAAAGCAGTTTGACGCTCTTGTTTACGCCTATATTCGCCTAACTGTTGCGCTGCTAACATCTGCTTTAGCGTAGTGTCAAACGACTGCTGATAGCCGCCAAATCCTGCGCCTAATGCGCCTGCTAAAGCCTGCTGTGTGCTGATTGGGCGAGCAGTTTGTCCTGATGCGCCTAGCAAAGCAATTAACGCACCAATGCCACCTTGTGCCAACGCATTTTGTTGCATTGTATTCATTTGAGTAGGTGACATTGCGCTAGAGTAATCCGGTGGTGCGCCAAATAAAGCGGAGATAAAGTCTTGTGCCATTGTTTTATCCTAATAAAGAATAGATATTGCGTTGAGGCGATCTTGCTTGCAATAAATTAAGTATTCCAGAGTAATCGACTCCACCTTGCGGTATTGTGCTACCTCTAAATTGTGCAGTTGCTCCTGCTGGGGTAGCTGGAGATTCAGTTAATAAACCTTTGCCTAATCGTGCTGCATTTAAAGCATCATTTACGCTTAAACTAGCAACAGGAGCAGCAGCCTGCCCGCCAAAACTAACAGAACTTGCTGGGATTAACTGTCCGGCTGCGTTTAAGGCTGGCAATCCGTTTGTGCCTAACATATAACTAGACCCAATAGCGCCACCGCCAGGCAATCCAGTTCCCAATATTGTTCCAGGAGCAAGTTGTGCTGACATTGCCCCAGCGCCACCTACGCCCCCAGTAGCAGGTAATGCTGGGCTTAAACTACCAACTCCGCTTAGTCCAGCGCCAGTTGCTCCTAAGCCGCCAGCCAATGCTGATCCGCCAGCAATTCCTAATCCTGCGGCAGCCTGCGTTCCTGCTATTCCTGCGGCAGATCCAGCGCTAAGGCCTGTTCCAACGCTACCTCCGCCCAATATCCCAGTAGCGCCACCAACGCCTCCAGTAATTCCTGTTCCGGCAGCAGTACCACCAGCAGCGCCAGCCGTTCCAGCACCAGCTTCAGCAGCAAGCAAAGATGGATCAACATATCCTGTTGCAGCCGCAACAGCCGCAGCACCTACGGTTGCCCAGCCACCAGGGATTTCATCGTTCACAAACTCATCTACATCAGCCAATCCGCTACCAATAGCAGGGCCAGGATCAATGGCTGCTAATCCGCTACCTACAGATTGACCAACATCCTCTATAGCGCCTACAATTCCACCGCCACCACCATCTGTGCCTAATACGCTAGATGTTGTGTCTAATACATCTCCAACTGGGCCACCACACATATTTAATTCCTTAAATGTTTGACTGTATTAAAGCCAACAGTTTTATAACCTAATCTTTCATAAAACTGTCTGGTTTTATCAATCTCTACTGCTGTTGTTTGTCCTAAATGCAAATCGTCTGCACCAATTTCTGTAGCCCATGTTTCTAATGATTTTACAAGTTTCAGCGCTGCTCTACTACCCCTATATTCTGGAAGAACATAAAGGCCTAAGTCGCTAACCCTTTTTCTATTGCTGAAAAAATATTCATGCAAAAGAGCCGCTACAAAACCTACAATTTTGTCATCTTCTATTGCTAAAAATGCTGTGGCATTTGGGTTCTTATATAGTTGCAATATTTTGTGCTTTTCTAACTTTGCATAAGAAAACTCTGCCTCAGTTACCATTTTGGTAACTATTTCTAAAAACTCCTCTAAACGGCTAAGGGATAGTTCTTCAACTATCAAAAGAGGCCGCCTAATAAACCACCGCCAACAGCGCCAATCAAGGGAGCTGCGTAACTTGATCCTAGTGTGCCACCGATTGATGGAAAGGCTTGACCTAAAGCATATCCGCCTAAGCCGCCAGCCAATGCGCCACTTAATGCTCCAGTTGTTCTATTTTGATACAAGGGCTGCTGAGTAGTCTGTGTACCGTAGCTCCCCATTGGCGATCCATAAACCGATGACAGATAACCTTGTAACTGTTGGTATGGCAATTGTTGGCCGAATTGGAATCTAGCCATCTGCTCTTGTAAAGGCAGGCCTGCAATAGCCTCTTGCTGCATCCCAACTTGACTCAATGCCTGCGATGGCAAGAATTGCTGACCATAAATAGATGGTGCGGCTTGTGCCAATGCAGCTTGACCTAGTTGTGCTTGTTGCATGAGTCCACGCTCTTGCTGATACTGTGTGCCTGCAATGTTGGCAGTAATATCGCCTAATGCACGACCATAGCCTTCTGTGGCAGTTCCCAATGCTCTTTCCATTGCGCCAGAGCCTAAACGACCTGATTTGGAATACAGACTAGAGATGCCTGGCAATACTGCTTGGCTAAACTGTTGCTCTAGTGGGCGTGTGGCCGCTTGGATCATCTGTGCTTGATATGGGTTAGCGTTCAAAAATCCGCCAGCAGCAGTTTGACCAATGCCGCCTAATGAGCTTTGAAATGCCTGCTGCGCTTGTTGCAGTACAGGGCTTTGCTGACGAGCAATGGCTTCTTGCTGTGCAATAGACTCAGTAGTAGCGGCAGATGGGCTTACATAGGTTTGTCCAGGAAAGAACTCAGGCTGTTGTCCTGTAAGGAATAAACTCTGCGCCCTCTCCAAGCCTTGTGTAAGGTATGGCAGTAACGCTGGGTCAATGCTTGAGGTCGATGTAGTTGATTGAACGGCCATAATATTTTCCTTTTATCCTACGATTACATATTTATAGGTCATGCCTGATACCGTATTAGCTGGATGGCTAATAGTGGCACTTCCGTTAGTTATTGCTGATATATAAGGCTCTGTAAATAAATTGCTTGTATATCCATTTGATGACAAATAGCTTACTGTTGCAATGATGCTTGGTGTTGCCGGTCTAGTTGGGGTTGATGCTGCGGCAAAATGCTCAATACTGACATCAATTTCACTAGGCCGCCAAGCTAACTGCACATAATCATCTTTTTGCAATGCAATAAAAAAGTTAAGTGCGCCAATCATGTGACTTGGATTGCCAGCACCTTTTCTTTGTGATATTCCAAATTTGCTATTAGACGCAGTAACATTAGTGCCGTTTTTTACAAACCAAACATCAATAAACTCAGGATCATTTGTTGTGTTTACAAACTGAGCCGAAAATTGAATATTGTAAAGTCCAGAATAATCTACTTTTAATTTGGTGTTATCTACAAGACTAGCGCCTAGCGCATAATCTGTGGTGCTAAACGACATAATATTAACTGCTGTTGTCGTTGTTGCCGCTTGATCTGTATCGTCTTGAACTGCCAAATAAGGGTAATATGCTGCCGCAGATGTATCGTCTGTAGGCATCAGCAAAATGACAGAATCTACGCCAATACGAGCATCTGTAATTGTTGTGGTTGATGCACCACCTGTAGCTAATGTTACAGAGCCGGTATTATTGGTTTTGCCATCCATAATGCCATTGACGATTTCAGCGACTGCTCGCTGATCTCCACCAAACGGAGGTAATCGTCTAAACATTATCTAGTTCCTAAACCATTCAAATCAATGTCCATTCCGACTGCGGTTTTCCACAATCCTGTAGGTGTTAATTGTAGACGATGGTAGCGACCTACGCCACGAATACTTACACGGTTTTCTGCGTCTGCGACTGACTGAGCGCCAAATACGACTTGCTCGTTTAACAGTCTGCGAGATACTAAGGCCACATTGCCAGAGCCATTATCTACAATTGGTTTAGCCATCGTAATTGCTGATGTTGTGCCTGGCACTTCAATATCGCCTGTTTCAATGTAGGCTGTATTGTTTTCGCCTGAAAATGTAACGATTTTAGTATTTTTAACTCCAGCAAACTGCATCTTCCCACCAAGCCAAATACGGCTATCAAAGCTACTTTGTATATCCTCTAAATCACCAAATACATCCAATCCTTCTAGTGTGAACGAAGGCGTAGACGATGTAGCTACACGGCTGGCTGTGGTTGTGCCGCTAGTCCACTTGCCAATCTCGTAGTTAAAAATCAATAACTTATCTACTGTTGCAGAAGATGTAGAAGCATAAGCCCAAATAACCAGCTTTCTAGCTGGATCTACGGCAGCAGACATCAAAGGCAACAAGCCCTCATCTACATCATCAAAGAAGAAACGGTTTACTTTCTCATTCCCGATAGGAATGATCTGCTGTCCGTTACAAGCGTAGAACCCGTTATCTGATAAGAAAAACGATGTGCCACCGTACTGAATGATCGAATTAGCTTCATAACAGCCCTGATTACGGCTGATATTGTCAAACTGGAATACCAATGGGCTACCAACATACGACATACGGTGAATGGAGCGATCCATAAAGACTAACCCAAACTCACCGCCAGTCAAGCCAACTACTGCGCCACCGTCAGGAATATCTTGAAAATCAGCCTGTGTTGTAGCTGAGTTAGTCCAACTAGACTCATCACCCAAAGCCGACCATTGCACTCGATTT